GGGTCGACTAGCAATTTAAATTTTGGTTGTTCCTCTATGCTTACAGGTTCCCATCCTTCTCTGAGTTTGGCAGATAGGTTACGAGGGTCCGCATTGTTAAGCGTTGAAGTACGAATCCATCTATACGAATACCCGGCCTGTTTGTCAGGTTCTGGGAGCAATTCCGCTGGCTGCCATTGCTTAGGGCGTTCAGTTATTGCTCGGGTTTCTAAGTCGCGTGGTACTTTATTAATAGTGTTTGTCATTATCTGTTCTCCAATTTTAAGGCCGCTTGCGCGTATTGTTCGTTAGTAAGTCCCAATTTTTTTGCTAATTGTACTTGACTAGCTCTAAGTTTAATTTTGTTCGACGCTGTGCTTCGAGAAGCTGGCGCTACAACTGTGCTTGGTTTTGTAGAAGCACTTTCAACTTTTTCCTTAACAGGTTCAGAATCACTAAAGTAACCACTAAACGTGTTCCGCATTGTTTTGTCCAATTCGGCGTAGTATACGTCAGAGCCAGCTTTATATCCTGAGTCTACAAGTTCTTCATGCACAGCTAAGGCTGCTGCAGTCATCACTTTGTTAGAACCATACCAATCGTTACTATCTAGCCATTTTTCTAGCTTAGGGTCCGCTTGGCGTACAGGATTTTGCTGTACTTGCTCTTGATATTGAGTTTGTACACTATTATTATCTTCTTGTAAAGAGGGTAATTTAAAATTCTTTATCTGCATCAATTTGAGGTTAGCATTCTGCATAGCCTCTTGAGCTTCAATTTGTTTATCAGTATCCCCTGAGTCATATGCATCTTTGTAAGCGCGCTTAGCCATTTCTAGCTGAAGATTAGCCGATGTTTGCATGGACTCTACGTATTCTTTTTCGCCTGTAGTAAGAACGTTCTTAATACGTTTGTTCTCTTCTATTAGGCGTTGTGCAAGGTTTACAGCTTCACGTTGTTCACGTATTGCGGCTTCTTTCTCACGACGTTCGTCATGGTAGACCTTACGCATTTGTTTTAGACGCTGCTTGGTAGCCTCGTCATATTTGTCTAGCTCATCCTTATCAAGCTCTTCTACAAGCTCTTTTGGCATTGGCTGACGGTTGCGGTCTTCTGCAGGGGTATCGTCTTCAATCTCTATCTCAAAGCTATCATCCGCTTCAATCTCTAGTTTGTTGACCTTTTTATCCTCATCGGGAAATGTAAACTCTTCTTTCTCAAATTCAGGCATCTTGTCCTCCTTATTTGCGACGGATACCGCGAGGGTCAGCTACAACCGCTTCAACTGTATCATCATTGATTATACGAAACTCACGACCGTGGATAACCAAACGGCTACCAGAATGTGGGCGAACTAAAACGAAATCACCTTTCTTACACCAAGCACCCGTAGGAAACTTAGCACCGTCTTTATAACAATCTGGACCTAAATCAACCACGAATAAAACTGTAGTTAATGCTTCCTCATGTCGTATTGTTTCATCGGCTTTAATAAGACCACTATCGTATTCCTTATCCATTTCTGGTATTGCACAAAGAATATGATACCCAGACGGGTTCGGAAGCTGGGTGGCTTTCTCTTCATCTGTTGCTTGCGGTTTATAAAAACCTACTACTTGCGGATTATTGGGGTTTGTAGCCAATAAAATCTCACTCATCTATGTTCTCCATTCGTTTTTTGAGGTCTACTATAATTGAACATGCGGCTTCGAGACCTCGTAGCTGACCACATATATACCTGTATTCTTCTATTGTTGGGCAATTGCCCCGGACTAATGCCTCGGAAAGCATGTCCATGCGGTCTTTGTACTCGCCTAGAAGAACATCATAAATTTTATAATCCATTATTCACCCTTTTTAGGAACATTACGTCTAGCAGCCATTACCGCTTGAAGGTTTCTACTGATTACGTCTTGGCTTTTCATGTCACGGTTATGTTTGTTACCCGTTTCATGTTTTTTAAAGTCATGTTGCTGTTTAGATACTTGTTTTACAGCATCAGCTACCATTTTAGTGTCTTCTTTTGCTGCATTAAACTTAAGTTGCTTATCTGATTTAGCCATGTCTGCTTGTAACTTAGCCTTTTCAAGTTGTAACTGTTGGACTTTGAACTGCGCATCGGTCATGTCTTTTGTTTCTTTGCGTTTCTGTTCTGCGGCTTTAAGCTGCAACTCTTGTTGTTGCATTTGAATGATTGGGTCTTGTTGCATTTGCTGAGCTTTTTGTTGCTGAGCTTCTGCTTGGTTTTGTTGTAACAGACGCTGCGCAGCCTGCGCCAACATCGGAGCCAAGCGTTTCTCAACTTCTGGGTCCATAGACATTACTTCACCGTCTACATCTTTCTCTGGTGGTAACTCCATACCCAACTGTTTCTCTATCTCAACACGGTATGCATAGCCTAAGTGCTCGTTAATATGAGCCATCATAGCCGCTTGAATCTGCGGAGCCATAGGGTTGTTCTGTACTAGAGCCACGATTTTCGGGTCTTGCAATGCAGCTGTGTGAACCGCGATATGAGACTGATGGTCTTGGTAAGAAAACGCCTTGACCGGTTTCATCATCAATATGTTCTGATTCTCGGTCACTGGGTCCATAGGCTTCTGGTCCTCGTCCATAGGAATTAACTTACCTACATTCTTAATACCCATCACTTCTAACATCTGACGGTGTAATAAAGGCATGTTGTATATCTGAGGAGTTTGTTGCGCTAACTGCATAACAGCTTGGTACTGTACAATCTTCTGTGCCATTGTTGAGGCGTTAGGGTCAGATACAGGGATTACCTCTACGTTATTGTAGTCAGATTTCTTAGCCTTACGGTCGCCTTCTTCTGGCTCGTAGTTATAATCATCTGGAGTGTATGCTGCGATTATTTCTTTAAGGAGACCTAACTCTTGCTTCATAGAATAGTGTATGCGAGCTTGTACGGCTGACATAACCTTCAAGGTACGCTCTAAAATAGCAAGTGTTGTTCCGACTGGAGAGTTAGCTGACATGTCAGAGATTTGCAAGTCTGCTGTATTAGCGAAGCGACGACCTTCTTCTACGATTTGGCCTAATAAGCCCATAAGAACTTGTGAAGGCTCTTTGTATGGTAGAGGCATAATATTGTCACGCATAGTGCCTGACGGTACATCTACATCACGGAACTCACCTGGAGCTATCGGTGTGTCATCACCCTTGACACGAAGTCCGCGAGTTTTAAAACCACCCGGTAAATTGCTGAGCGTACCCGCATCAACCAACTGGCGAATAAGTGAAGTGCCAGACTTAGCAAAAGCCCCGACCAGATGAATAAGCCCAAAATAATAAAAGCCGAAACCCGGAACATAACCATAATGGACGAAGTGCTGACGTTTTTGATAGGTTTCATCTTCAGGGTCCCAGTTGCGGCGTACTGCTAATACAGTGTTAGTGCCTTTCTCTATAGTTATGACGTATGGCAGCGCAATGCCTGTAGCTTTACCATCGTCGTCCTCATGCTCGTAACCCGGTAGGTCGTAGTCGACGTGCATCTCTAATACTTTGTAGCGTGAGTCACTTGTGGCACGGAAGCCCATCTTCTCGGCTATCTTCTTCTCTACCTCATCTAATACATCCGATGGGTCGCCCAACTCAACATCACGATAAAACCCAGCCACTTGTAAGCGACGTAGTTCATTCTCTGTCTTACGCATTACGTGGGTTACACGCTCTGCTGACTCTAAGTTAGACGCGCCGTATGGCACAACGATATCTTCTGCCGGTACAAATAGAGATACTTGACGGTCTAGATGCGGGTCAAAGTACACTTTCTTAAACGCGTTACCACTTAGACCTAGGCCCCATAACATGCGCTCATGCTCTGGACGGTATTCCTTCATCACATCAGTAAGCTGGTAGTTCATGTCATCTTGCACACGAAGGGCCGCATCTTTTTTCTCTACGGTCTCTTTACCAATTATCTGTGTCTTAACTGGGCCAGCTGCAGGGAACATCGACATCATAGTCTCAGCCTGAAACTTAACTAGCGCTTCACTTAATAGTGGGTGGTACACACCACACGCGCCTTCCCATGGCTCGCTACGTTCTTCAATCTTCATACCTAGCAACTCTAGACCATCTACATAGGTTTGTATCCAGTCTTTGCGGGACGCTAAGTCATCTTCATAGTCAGAGACAAGTTCTGAAGCCATTGTAGTCAACACGCTGTCATCCATGTCCTCGGCTAAGTTCTTATTAAACTCGTCCTCGTCAACACCTGGCTCGATGTCTATCTCTAAGTCACCTATCTTGATGCCCACGCTCTCTGGGTCTTCAATCTCTATCTCGATGGGCGGTGCAGTCTCATCATCCTCGGTCATGCCTAGGGGGGCTTGGTATAACGCTTTGTCCATATTTGTTGCCATAATATATTCCTTTAATAGTATGCAGCTTTTCTTTTATATTTATATAACATGTCGTCGTCAGGCTCATCATTAGGAAGTTTGATGAACCCCCCTTGTCTGAAACGAAATAGTGCTAGTGTTGTAGAGTCGACTTGGTCATCGTTTGCCCCGCTCGGAAAGTCGTTGCACTCCTCAATAACTTCTCTAGCCCATCTACGGTCCGGTGCCCACACAATGCCAGAGCGAAATAAGTCAGACACCGCATTTACTCGGCTTATCTTATCCTGCCCTTTTCCTGGCGTGAACTCACCTAGTGGAAGTCCCATCCTACGCATCTCTTGATACAACGCTGAGCCGTTGGACTTCTTCTCCACTATGAACGAGTCAGGCTCCCACTCCTTATACTCCTTGAGTGCTAGCGCTTTTAACTCCGGAAACTCCAAACGCTCTTTTATTGCGTTTAACAGGATTATATTATAATTAGACACTTCCTCGTTATAAAAAACACCCCATGTTGTCAATGAGTTATAGTCAGCTCGGTTGTTAGTCTCCTGAGCCGCGTCCAGCGCCATAATAATAAACTCACACTGTGGTGGGTCTTCCTTGTCCCATATCTGCCACCACTCCCTCTTTATCAGCGCACCTTCTTCTGACGTAGGGTTTTGTAAATATTGTGCATTCCAGTAACGGACGTCCAGCACGGCACGTTTTGCAGCTAACTCTTCCAAGGACCAGAACTCGGGCCACAAGGGTACCTCGTATTTTTCTGTCTTTATTTCTTTATGTTCTATGTTGTCCTCGTCGACAACGGTGTACTCTATCTTTCTTTCCTTCTCGAGTATTGCGGGGAACTCTACTATCTCCCAGTCCTCTGCGTCCTCGTTCTTAATCATCTGGTTTAGGATTTGTCCGGTCAAGTCAAGCTTAGACCACCTAGTCATTACGACAATTATCGCACCACCTGGCATAAGACGCTGAATAGGGCCAGATTGAAACCATTCCCAAGCAGGAAGAAAAACATCTGCTCGCCCCTGCTTAGCTTCTTGTTCAGAATGAGGGTCATCAATGATAAAAAGGTCAGCGCCTCGCCCAGCAAGAGCGCCACCAACACCAATTGCAAAGTATTCACCATTAAAATTAGTACCCCATCTACTTGCACTTTTACTGTCTGACTGCAGTTCTACCTGCGGAAATATGTCTTTATAGGGGTCTGAACCCACCAAGTTACGCACTCGACGCCCGAAGTTAACAGCCAAGTCCGCTGTGTGTGATGCCATAATAATCTTCTTATGTGGGTATTTGCCCAAGAACCAAGCCGGAGCTAGGTACGATATCATCTCTGACTTACCATGACGCGGTGCAATGTTAACTACAACCCGTTTCTTCTTGCCCTCGGCAATCTCCTCGAAGATTTTAGCCAGTCTTTTGTGGTGGGCACCTACCTTATAGTCCGGATACACATGGTGTATGAAGTCAAGGAACGAATCCTTAGCCACTTCTTGGGTTAAACCATCCTTATATACCTTTAATAGAGGTAAGACCTTGCGTTTCTGCTCTTCCGACATTGTCGGGAAGGCGTTTTCTATCTTCTGCACGTCTTCAGCCGTGAGTTTTCTTTGGGGTTTACTCACTACGCTTGCTTTCTATGACTTCGCCTTCAATAACCCTGCCTTTTATGCTACCAAGCACCTTTAATAGCTCATCTTCTACTTCTTCTAGGGTCTGATGCTTAATAACTGTCTCGGTTCTCTTCTTAAATGCGTCGACTCCGTCTACTTCACCCAGTTTTGCAAGGGCAGACAGCCTTGTTTTAGCATCTTTACCCGTGGCAGCCTCTTTTACTAGGCCATTAATCACGAAAAGCTTCAGTTCAGCTAGGTCATCGACTAAAACGTGGGTGGTTTCCGCCACAAGACCCGCCAAAAAGGCCATGGTTTCGTTTGGGTACCGTGTTAAATCTAGTTTTGTGTTGGGGTCAGACATAATTTTACGCGCCAAATCAATTGCTTCGGTCTTTTGGTCTTCACTTGGCGTGATTGGGTTGCCTGATAGGTCAGATAAAAGCTTAATTGTATTAGCCCGCATCTGCAGTTCTTGTTCTAGTGTGAGTTGTGGCATAGCATCTTGCGCATTTTTAGGCAAGGGTATGTCTTCTTCTAGGGGTGGCACGATTAGTACATCTTCGTCCTCGGGTGAGTCGTCGATTATTAGTACGTCGTCATCTATCATCTTTATTAACACCGTTTTTGTGGGGTGGCATGAGTAGTTGTAGATAGTATGAGTAAAGAATTGTTTTGTCAAGGGAGTTTTTAAAGTATTTTATAACTTTACATATGATATTTGAGATTTTTTTGCGAAATATTTTTTGACATAGCCTTTTATTTTGGCATGGGGGGTGATTTGTGTAGCGCAGCGGAATTTGGAAAATGTGGTTACTATTTGTATTTTTCTAAATGTATAAGACCTAGATGGAACCTAATTGAGCGTTTGGGGGGTGGGGGCCGCGTAAAATCCCAAATACTTTACATATGCTGAGATTTCCCGCTATAAATATATTACATTCAAATTGAATGGATAACATGGAGTATTAAAATGGATAACTACCACGAACACTTTGCCACGCGCAAAGACTACTTGGACTTCTTAGCAGAGGAATATGAACTGCCTAATAAGTTTGTTTATGCAGTAGCTGATATGCTAGGTAAGAGTGAGGACTTCGACGGTCTAGTATCTAACCTAGAGGATTACTCACAAGGTTACTTAGACTACTAACACAACGGGGGCTTCGGCCCCCTCATTAACTAGGAGATACAAATGAATCACACATACAACACACTAACAGCAGTCATGGCATTCGGTATCATGTATTGGTCAGCAGATGTAATCGCTGATGGGTCAGGTCTATTCTACATCGGCACACTGATTGCAGGCACTGTATTATTAACCATAGCATTACGCAACTCACAGGAGAAATAGAATGAAGAACAGAATGTTTGATGAAGGCGGTCTTAGCTTATTAGTTAGGATTTATTTGTTCATAGCCATCGTTACATGGCTTGTAGTGTTTGCTTAACATAACCGCGCCCTTCGGGGCGCATTAAGGAGATTAAAATGGAATACTCACAATACATGAAAGATGAAGTAAAAGCATTGGAAGACTACGCTCGTGACCACTATGAAGAAGGAGGACATTGGGTTTATGAGACCTACGATACTGAGGACTATGAACAGCTATTGCTAAGTGTTGGTTCTATTGAGGACGCTAAGAAACAACTCAAAGACTTTTGGGAATTAAAACAAGATGTGTATGAGGATATACGCAACGCATAACAAGTAAGACTAGGGATTGGGGCTTCGGCCCCTTTCTTTTTACCCTTTGATACCAGTTACAAGTCCCGCGCGTGGTAATGCGCGCAGGCGTTCGCGCAAGCTTTAAAATCCCAAATACTTTACATATGTTGGAATTATCCAGTATAAATATATCACGAACAAATTGTTCGGATACTTGGAGCATATAGCATGGATACACGCTATCGTAGGGCGTCTTACTTAGACGCAGTAATATCCTCCACACCTATCCAATTGGATTTGGTTGAAGAGATGGAATGGGAAGACCATGTAGAGTTTTTAACTCTAGAAGAAGTAGGTCTTGAAGAAGATAACAACTACCAACCTATTCATGGTGGCAAGTGTGAAAACGCATACACCACTAGCGGTAGTGTTTTAGAGTATTGCGATTGGTTTTACGATGGCGAACTCGGTGATGTAGCAAGTAGATAAATCAACGCGCCCTTCGGGGCGCACTTAGGAGCATTAAAATGGAAACTACTACAGAAGTAAGGCAGTTGAAAGACGTGTTGAAGTTTAGACTTGAATTCATGTTAATGATGCACAGCGTTGGCAGAACAGATGAAGCCAATGAAATGCTAGGCAAACTATTTAGCCTGATAGAACAAGTCGAAGGCGAATACAAAGAGTAACCCAACGGGGCGGTGACAGCGCCCCTTATTAACTAAGGAGATTTAAAATGGGAATAATAGATGACGATGGCGTTCAATGGGAACGCACCAATTGCTGTGGTGAGTTTGTTAAGTTTGATGACTTGATTCACCTGCGACCATCAACTAAGTATATACACGGTTTAAGTGTATGCGACAAATGCGTTGATTCATACTTGAACGACGCTGACAACGACGACCTATAACACATCGGGGGCTGGCAACCCCCTTTGATACCAGTTACTAATCCCGCGCGTGGCAAAGCGTGCGAGACTGCGTGTGCTATGCTTATTTATCAAATCGGGGCTTCCCGATTTTGAAATCCCGAAAACTTTACATTATCTAAACTAATCGGGTATAAATATAATACGGCACAGAAAATCGTGCTGTGTTTTTTAACTTTTTTAATCAAAGGAAATAAAATGAACAAATTCCAACAGTATGGGTATGAATTTGGCGGTGCTGGCTTTACACAAAAAATCATTGTGAAAGCATTGCTAGATTTAACTAGCAACAAATTTGCAACGGAAATTAGTGCTGATTTGCGTAAAGATTTAAACGACGGGCTTTCATTGCGCTATGCAGAAAATCACACTGAACTAAATCAAGGCTACATTCAGCAAGGCGAAAACTTTATTGCCGTTGATGATAATGCTTTTAAGGCTCACAAAGGCGCAAAGTATCAAATGAATGTGCCAAATCTACTAAGCATTGATAAGACTGAAATCAGCAAAATGGCGCAATTAGATAAGCCACGCTGGAATTTGGTAAACAAGCCACGCACTAAAGCAATGGCTTACCTATCAGATACAGTAAAAGATATGCAACGGTTAGGTAAGAGTTTAATCGCTGAAGCAAATGGTGGTGCGCCACGCAAGGCAAATTTAAACTTTGCTGAAGCCGTTGTTGAAATGCTTTTTGATAGTAAGAAAGGTTTAATGAAAAAGGCTATCACTGCTAAAGCAGGCTCTGATAGCTCTTACAACGAGGCGCAATTTAACGAAAGCATGAAAGCTTTTAAAGATGTGTGGAATGATAAAAAATGGGCTAAGCCTAAAGCCTAGCAACACCTAGCAACACCTTAAAACCTAGCCTTCGGGCTAGGTTTTTTTTCGCCCAAAATTTGTGGGGCATCGCTTGATGCCAGTTGTTATATGCGCGCGAGAGGTGCGTAGCCTGCGAGACAAAACCGCTAAGTCTATTTAGGAACATCTTCCCCCCAACAAAATCCATCATGTAAAATATAATCTAGCGAGGTTAACTTTACATACCTCGACCCCCCACCGATACCAGTTACTAGTTACGCGCGCGCAGAACGCGAGGTTCGCCTTGTTTAGCAAATCGGGAACTCCCGATTCGGAGTTTTAGCGTAGTCTGCGTCGTTAGACCTATCAGCTACCGTTATCTTAAACGATGCTAAACTCTGTGCCAAAATTAGTGTTTGGTGTCAGCTGGAATCTTGTTCTAGACTTTGTTCTAAATGTTCTAACCGTGTTCTATTTGTAAAGCGAAAAAACCCTTTGTAATCAACGATGTTCTAATGTTCTAATGTTCTAACGATATTTTTGTGTTTTGGCAGAACAAAGTTTTTTTGGCAAATTTTGTAAAAGCATGAGAAAGCTCAGCAAGTCTAGCAAAACAGCACTTTGCAAAAAACACTAGAACATTAGAACATTTACTAAAAATATATATAACTATACTAATTATAATAATAACAACAACAACAAAATCAAGCACTTAGCAATTCCCCCAAACCTTGTTCTAGTTCCATTTGTAAAGTTACAATCTTAGAACATTTAGAACACTAGGCAGGGCAACGGTTTCAGAGCAACCCCAAAAAAACACAATTAGTAAAGTTAGAAACTATACATATCTTTTTACACCACAAACCCCAAATACTTAGGTAAACCCCTAGCATTATATGTAAAGTTATGTTATACTATAGATGTTGGTGGGGAATTAAACTATTAAACGATACAAATAACAGCTACCAACACAACTTGTTTAACAAATCGGGAACTCCCGATTCGGGATTTTCAAAGGAGACTAAAATGAAATTGATGTATGGAGTAAACGCAGTAAAAAGTAGTAGTAAAGGCGAGGAAGGCGTATGGTCTTTCAGCTACGCAGGTAACGGCATGTTGGCTTGCATGAATGAGGCTTACATGGAGGAACTAGGTAGTGGCATGAGTAAGCGAGTAGTGGTTAGTATCCCATTGTTCAGCTCTACCAAAAACGCAGTATTCGCATCCACAGACCAAGCCTTTCAGTATATAAACAAATTTATCATAGCCAACGACACAACCCCGCGTCACAGCGCTAACTAGGAGATAAAAAATGAAATCAACAAAACCTTTACCATACATTATGCGCAACCCAATACCGCAGATAAAAAGCAACGGACTTAAACACCAAGCGCATAGCAGAACACGCAAAGCTAACCAAGAGTGGGAACGAGCAATCAACCTTAAAATGCAAAGGGGTAGATAATTATGAGCAGAGTAAAAACAGCATGGCAATTACAGCAAGACAACTTAAACATACCCTATGATGACAAGCGACCAATCGAACCACGCATCAACGACCCATATAACTTGTGGGATAACGACGACAGCGACGAGCCACTCGCAATTGACATCAACGACTACGCAGACAAGGAAGACTAAATTGAATAGAGATAGAACACGATGACTAAAGAAACTAATAACTGTTGGGGTTGTGGTGTAGAGGTAGACGCTAGGCGATGGGCAATAGGTAAGCGCACCTGTATGGCTTGCGGTGATACGCAGGCTACGAGCGACAGGAAATCATGGTGTGTTGTGCCAATGCCCAAGAGCAACTACATATTAGTAACGGACTTATCTTTATTAAACGGCTTGAACTCAAGCCACAAAGGAGTAACGAAATGACATGGGAACACAGAGTATGTGAAGTAATGGAGGGCGACGATGTTTACATAACAATCAAAGAAGTAATATACGACGATGATGACAATGTAATAGGTGCGCACGACCCGTTCTTACACAGCGAAAACCTACTAGGACTACAAGAACTTCACGAGAGAATGTTATTGGCATTGGACAAACCCGTGCTACCTATTTGGAAAATGTTAAAGGAGAACGACGATGAGTAACATGATTGAAATGGCAAACGAGGTGGGCGCATTGGTGCATGAGGTTGGCGAACATAACTCAGTGATTGTATTTACTGAGCCACAACTGAATGACTTTGTAAACAAGGTAAATGCGCAAATCAAAATAGTAACAGGCAATGAGCCAAGAGATAATACAAGCAACTTTCTACCCGACCATATACTAGCACCGAGGATAATGAGATGAGCAAAAAACAAGACATGGAAGACCTAGACCGCTTTATGGACTTTATAAGGGATAACCCCGATGTTAAGGACATGCTACTGAACGCACTAAATAAGGCTAAAGATACTAACAACCCATACATCTTTGACCCAATGACAGATGGGAACACAGAGCGACCAACACCAAGGCAAAGGCTAGCGATGACACGACTAATGCTTAAAGAAACTAAATAACGAATCGGGAACTCCCGATTTACCAACTAATGAAAGGGAAATGAGATGACTACCTACTCAAGCAACAAACAAGCAGGACAGCATGTAACAAATAAAGAGCCGTTCAAAGGCAGTAACACATGGGGCGAATGGATAAAAGATTTATATGTGGTGTATAGCTACGGGCGACACTTCCCCATGTATGTATGGGACGAACAGCTAGGCATGTGGTTCGGTAATGAGGATAAATACTCACGCTCAACTACAAGGCAACAGGGACAACTGCGACCAAGTGCGCCATTCATAAGCTACTACAACACAGACAGTTTAATAAAACTGGTATCAACAGGGAGTGTCGCAGAATGGACAATTCACAAGGCGCAGAACTAAAACGAGAAATATTGCTAAAGGTATTTATAGGCGATGAGAGTATATCGAGAGGTTTGCTTTCATCGTTACAACAGCTAGGACTAATACGCAGACGAGCAGACGCACCAAAACGGGTAGGCATAGACGCATGGCGTGGAGACTCGGTAACAGATTTTGAACTAACAGCCAAAGGATTGGCACGACTACATGGAGATTAAAAATGGGATATAGAAGTCAAGTAGGTTATGTAATAGAGTTTAAAAAGCCAGTCGGGTCTGGTTCTCAAAGAGATGTGGAAAAGGAATTAGACAGAGAGTATGCCAAAAACTTGTTTTATACATTCTTAGCTGAGACCAAAGCTCGCTCGCAAACAGCGCAAGCATGGGACGATGAAGTTAAGGACGGCAAGTATCTTAATACTGGCAAGGAAGTGCAATGGGGTGGGGCGCTTGAGGTGGACTACGAAATGCAGATGATTAAGTTTAGGGCTGAAGATGTTAAGTGGTATGACAGCTACCCCGATGTTGATTGCCACAATGCAATGATAGACATCGCTGAAGAATACATAGCAGGCGATGACATCAATGAAACAACTAATCAGCGAAATAACGGAGACTACATGTCTTACACATTCGTGCGGATAGGCGAGAACTCGGACGATGTAGAGACTAGGAGTGGGGGGACATGCGAGACAGACAGCTACCTATACCCAGTAAGCTCAATCCAATGGGATATGCCCGAACCTTAAGTAAATGCGTATAAGAATCAAATACTTAGGTAAACCACTAGCTTTAAATGTAAAGTTATGTTATACTATTAATACGGTGGGAGATTAATGTAACAACTCACAGTAAGATTTAAATAACAAATCGGGAACTCCCGATTCACTAAACGAAAGGAAACAAAATGGAAACAATGCAAAAACCCAATAGCATTATCAGCCTAGCGACATCGGCTGTGCTTGTAAGTGTAGATGTAAATGTGTGGTCAGCCACCAAGCAAGACCGAGTGATAAGCGACGAGGTAACAAATGCTAAGAACGCAGACAACTCGGCAGGTCGGTTCGTTAAGAATCTATTAGCTGACAACCATCACCACAAGCGTGTGGCAAACTACAGACAGACTATATACAACTGGCTGAAACGGTCAACCTACCGATGGAACAACTCGCAAGACTTACTACCTGTGCTTGCATTGGAAAAGTTCAAGACCGAGTATCAAGAACACGAGTCAGAGTTCTATCGCTTACTAGACGACTTTTTATTGCACTACTCAAGCATCGTGTCGGACATGGCTTTCAAGCAAGGTGATATGTTTAACCGCAATGACTATCCCGATATAGACCAAGTGCGAGGTAAGTTTGGTATTCGCTTGTTTGTAGCCGAAGTGCCAACGCAAGACTTTAGGTGCGCAGTAGCCGAGGACATCGCTGATGACTTAAAACAACAATACGAACACCAAGCGGAGGAGATAATCACTGGTATCTTGTCCCAACAACAGGAACGCCTTGCAGAGCTTTTACAATCAATCAGCCATTGCTGTGGTGTGCAGGAAATTAACGAATCGGGAACCTCCGATGTGAAAACTAAGAAACGCAAGATATACGACACGACTATTGAGAAAGCTAGAGAGTTAGCTAGTATGTATAAAGACTTTAATCTAACAGGTAATAAAGACTTAGCCGAGGCCTCACGGTTACTAGAAAATACATTGAACGGTGTAACAGCCGAACTGATACGAGACAGCGATGCTGTGCGAGACAAGGTTAAGAATGATGTCGACGACATCTTAGGTAAGTTTGGGTTTTAGTAGGTAGTTTATTTAATCAAAGGAGCAATAAAAATGGCACAAGTAAATACAATCAACAAAGTAACAATCGACGAACTACGCAGAGTAATCCCTGCAATCGGGGTAGACTTAACTACGGTGATTCAATCCGAGCCTGGCTGTGGTAAGACATCGCTACTTAAAATGTTAGAGGAAGATTTGGGTGATGGGTATGACTACATCTATGTAGATTGCCCTGCGAAAGATATGTCAGACATAGCTATGACTATTCCTAACCATGCAACTGAAACCCTCAAAAGCTATACCGCAGGTCTGTTTAAAATGGACAGCCCAAAGCCTAAAGTCATCTTACTTGATGAGTTTATGAAAGCACCGAAGTTACTTCAAGTTATCTTTACTCGACTAATGCTAGAGAGAACCGTAGGCGACACACCCCTACCCGAAGGCAGTATTGTGTTTGCGACATCAAACAATGCAAGCGATGGTGTAGGCGATAGTATGTTGGCTCACGCAGGTAATCGTGTGTGCATTATGCCAATGGAGAAACCCGACGCAGATACATGGTTACAATGGGCTAGCAGTAATGGTGTTCACCCACTTATCAGAGCATGGGTCAATATGTTCCCTCGGTGCTTGAATAGCTATACCGATGGTGGTCAAGAGGATAACCCATATATCTTTAATCCAAGCAAGCTCAAGCTATCTTTCGTATCACCTCGTTCATTGGCTAAGGCATCAGTCATTGTTAAGAACCGAGACAAGATAGGTGATAACGCTACGATGGTGGCATTGGCAGGCACGATAGGTCATAGTGCCGCAGGTGATATGTCAGCGTTCTTAGCCCTAGAGAGACAACTACCTAAGTTCCAAGACATACTGGATAACCCATCAACTATTAAAGTTCCAGACGATACAGCTGCTACATTGATGTTGATGTTCCAAGCGACTGACTCATTGGACACGCAAGAGAACCTGTCGAAGTTTATGACATTCGTTAATCGTGTTGCAAGCAGTGAGTTACAAGCGGTGTTCTTTACTATGATGGTGCGTAGTAAGAATGGTGTCAAGCTAGCCCGTAGCAACCAACAGATAGCCAAGTGGGCTGTTGATAACCATGAATTGTTCTAAGAAATTAATCAACGAGGAGAACTAAAATGGCAATAACACAAGAGACAAGGCTTAAGAAAGCACACATAGCCTTGATGAAACACCCCGAAACTGCGCTGTATTCGGGAATAATACTGATGGGTAACAGCGTGGTAGAGGACGGTATACCAACTGCGTATACTAACGGACGGGATAAGAAATACGGTCGTGAGTTTATATCTAAGCTGACAGATGCACAATTACGCGGACTGATAATGCATGAGAATCTTCATGTAGCGTTGAAACACATTGGGCGTTTTACTAAGGAATTCCAAGACAATCCAATGTTAATTAATGTAGCGACAGACTACGCAGTTAATGATGTTATTAAATCAATGGAGGACAAGGGCTTTTGTGAACTGCCCGAAGGAGGTTTATATGATGAGAAATTCCATAATTGGTCAGCACGAGAGATTTACAACTACCTTAAAAGCACTCTCCCACCTCAACCAAAAATATCAATATCATTCGGAGATGGAGACGGCAAGGGAGACGGCAAAGAAGGACAAGGCCAAAGCATTAAAATTAGTATCGATGGCAAAGAGTCTACGGTTCAAACAACCGACGAGCATGATTTCAACGCTAAAGAAATGTCCGTTGCAGAGCAAGCTCAACTTTCCGATGCCATTGATAGAGCCTTACGAGAAGGGGGTATACTAGCAGGTCGCATGGGTAGCAAAGTCCCTAGACAGATAGGCGACTTACTTGAGCCAAAGGTCAACTGGATAGACGCACTGCGTGAGTTTGTAACTGACAGGGCAAGGGGAACAGATGAGTATACATGGCGCAAGTTTAATAAGCGCATGATGGTTAATGATTTGTATATGCCAAGCCTAGAGAATGAAACTGTCGGTGAACTTATCATCGCTAACGATACATCGGGGTCAATTACAGGGGTAGAGCTAACAGAGTATGCATCGGAACTGGCATCAATATGCGACGCAGTAAGACCGAGAAAAATTCGTGTGTTGTGGTGGGACACCGATGTGCATGGTGAACAGATATTCGAGGACAACTATACCAACATCAAAGATATGCTTAAGCCACAAGGCGGTGGAGGAACGCATGTTAGCTGTGTCAGTGAATACATAGCTAAGAACAAAATCCAATGCGATGGTGTGATAGTGTTTACCGATGGTTATGTGGAAAGCGATATCAAGTGGGACATCACAGCGCCTACGCTATGGCTTGTAACACAGAACCGCAACTTCACTCCACCTGTCGGCGGCAAGATGGTTAAGAAAGAAGATTAACAAATCGGGATTCCCCGATTCACTAAACAAGGAGCATTAAAATGAGCGACAACAGACTATCGTATGAACGACTAGAGCACATAACAAAGACTAACAAACCTTATCGTGGGACTACTAACGAATACCCATTATCCTACCGAGAACATTCACATAAGAGATTCATTGCTGAGACAGACGCAAGTGGTGATACATACTTTCGGATTATCTACGGCTACAAGTATGTGGATAGGTATGTCGACAAAGCTGAGTATGACGACATGGACGCTAAGGGACTGTATGTTAGGGTAGAAACCCAAGCTGACAACAGCGTGAAGTATATCGTATGGGATAGGCTTTGGGACGAGATAGGTGTTGTTCGCAAAGACAACACATTCGAGCTGACTTCTAACAGAATGCACCAAGGCACAAGATACTTTATACAGGCGATGTTTAACAAGTATCAGGGCGATGTTTTAGCTAGCGTTAGGCATGGCGGTGTTATCTATAGGGAATGGACAGGGACTTGGAATGATAAGACTGTTACCAAGATAATCCCGCTTTTCGTTGGGCAACGCATCGACTTAGAAACTAATAGCTCAGTGCTAGACTACGAGGTCCACTTATCAAAAGTTAATAGGACTAGGACGAAAGAGATAATGTCTGAGTATGTTGACGCTATTAAGTTTAACGAAGTTATATTCAAGACCATGACTGAGGATTCATTTACAGCAGGTTTAAAAGAAGTATACGCAGAAGCTCTTACAGAGGGCGAGAGATGGAGAAGTAGTAATGCGGTGGCTCGTATGTTGGAGTATGCCAAGAACAATGTCAAGGTAGACATGTTTAAATCTATATGTGCAACTATGATGGCTACGAGTTACAGGCTATGGTCGTATGGTAGCGACAATAATAACAGCTACTACGGTCAGATGGACTATGCCCCATATGTCTATTACACACAAGCACTTAAGAAAATAGATAGGCAAATAAAGATAGGTGCTAATGCACTTGACAGCGTAGTATATAAAGCCAACGAGCCATATCCTAGCAACACATGGGATATAAAAGTAATACATAATGGCAATACAGTAAGTCAATACCAATCTTAAGGAGAAATAAAATGCGGAACTACATATACGACAACTCGTGGTCGCAAGAACTAGAGGACTTGATAGAGAAAGACTTAGCTAAACCGCTAATCATGGAGATGTTCTACAAGCATGGTCTCCGTGCCTACGATGTAACAGAGTTTAAGTCCTACGAGTTTGACGAGGAAGAAAACCATACAGAGACTATCACTAGCCACAAATACATGATGACGCTAGACGGCTTGCCATACTGCCAAGTGTTTGTTGAGAGGGTAAGTAAGGGTAAGGTTCAGTATTGTTTCTATAGCCCATACTTTGAGAAGGAACGGGGTCGAGACAAGACAGACAAGCGCACTGTTAGGGCATCTAAGATATCGGGGCTTATGCGTATGCTAGAGAAGTATAAGTGTGTGCAAGACGACCCACTAGATGTTATCGGTAGAGACGCTATTACCTATGCTATATCTTCCACAATGAATGAGGGAATGCGAGAAGTTAGAAACATTAGTAGTAGAGATTTTAGAAGTAAAGACCAGTATGCAGTATTAAATGCTTATATGACAGGCACTAAGTTACCAACAGATAAACATGAAGAAATGAAGAAAGTGTTTGACAATTGGTATAAAGAGGTAGAAACTGAGCGACACGCTATTGAAAAAGTTAAGTCGTTATATGGCAACGAGTTCTATGTCTTAGCAGAGACAAAGAGCGCAGGTATCTGCATAGGCAAGGCTAAGATTAATTTCAAGTCCGATGAGATATCAATGGACAGGGAAGTCGAAGTTACAGACGGCTTTCAACGAGTAACATCACTTGATGAACTAAATGGTATTGATGACTTGAGAGCTCTACTTACTATGTATAAAGTATATATAGAAGGACACCCCGATTATAGCCGTCGTGTCCGAGAAGATAAAATGTTAGTCTCACTAAACGGGTATGTATCAGACTTAGAGGTATACACTACATCAACTAACTATTCAGCAGGTGAGTTTGCTATGAACATACTATTAGTTCCTATTGCAACATCAACTAACTAATGAACCTATTCCTACCACTATCGCACCCAACTAAAGAGGGGTATACAAGAGTGCCTGTATACCGAGACCCTCCGATGTATACTATTAAATTAGATACGGACTTTAAGAGGGTGTTTACAGAGCAATCGTTACCCGACTATGTAAGGACTAAGATTGTAATTGCTGATGCAGGGTATGAACCCCCTAATACACAAGACTTCTTTGGCATGCATGATTTGTTTATATACAGAGGTAGCTTTGGGTTACAAGATACAGCGTGGCGATACGACGACAACAACTACATCGTCGTGCTAAACAAGGTGGAGTTTAATATGTTACTAGGTAAGGACAATCAAAATGGCGACACCTGAAAAGAAAGTGAAAGACAAGGTTAAGAAAGTATTAGACAAGCTAGGGTGTTATTACTTTTTCCCTGCAACGGGGGGATTTGGTAAGTCAGGTGTGCCTGACATCATAATTTGTTTCAAGGGTCATTTCGTAGCAATCGAGTGTAAGGCAGGGGACAACAAACCTACTGCCCTGCAAGAGATGAATATGAAAAAGATAAAGGAGAGCGGTGGCGATGCAATCGTCATCAACGAGGTCAATGTGAATGATGTCGAGCAGTGGATAACTGGCATCAAATAGGAGAATTAATATGGACGCATTAAATATAATTTTAGGTGGAAGTTTAGTCATAACACTTTGGGGCGCATATCAACTACATAAACGGGTAGAAGATTTAGACCGCTACGCAATGGTCGTAACTCGCTTTGCTAGACAGATAAGCAAATACTCTGCGGAAGAGACAGACGATAAGTTTAAACAGTTTGTGCGTAAGACTTATAGAGAAATGGCGGAGGAATAATATGTTTGACTACTTAAATAAACTAATAGATGAGTATGGGCATGGACTGACATACAAAAACTTATATGGCATACAGGTTGAACCCGACCCAAACCGTGAGCGCCGAGTGCAGGTAGTGATTGAATCAATGGGCGACAAGTATTTACTGGCTAAGCCAATAGAAAGGAAAACAGATGGAGGAGTTTAACGAACGGGATTTGTTCGCAGCTTTTGCTATGAACGGTCTGATTGCAAACAATGGGTTTTGTAAGGGGGTAGTGCCCATGTCGTATGACATAGCAGATGCAATGATGAAAGAAAAGGAAAAGCGTGATGAATGAACAAGCAATTAAAGAAGAACGCGAAAGAAGTGCTAGAAAGAAAGCCGAGATTGATGCTGAAGTAAATAACAACAGAGAGATTGTGTATAACTATGTTGCATCACGTAAAGATGTATTAGGTAAACAATGCGTAGAGGAGTTGGAATTCTTTGAGAAGGGTAAACGGTATCTAGAATGGCTATCACTAAATGGCTATTTAGTTCGTATGAAACGCACAGTTGATAACAAGCGTCAGTATGTATACAACGCGGCAACACCCTATGTAAAACCGCACTATGACGCGCCAATCATTAAGCCTACGCAAGCCCAGATAGCTGTGAAGAACGTCACTAGAGTATTTAAATTACTAGACCGAGAGCATGTGCCCATGACCAAAGAAGAACGAGCGAAACAAGCAAAACGGTCGAGTAGTGGCATGAGTGGCATGCAAAGTAGCATGCGTATGTTTGGGAGTTGGTAATGGAAAAATTAGATGACAAGAACCGTGAAAGTTTTGGCGAGACTGTGCGTAGGATAGTTCTGAGTGTCCCGAATACGACAAACAATAACTTAGGTATTTTGATTGAGAATATCTACCTACGCTTTCAATTAGAAGCCGAACGAGATGCGAGGGACAGAGCTAATGGTAAACATGGTGATTGAGTATGTCCAGTGCTACTGGATATCGTTTGGGTTAGGTATGGTATGTATGTTTATTATAGGAGAAGTAAATGAGCGACGGAATGACGGACATGATGGAAGAAGAAAACGCATTAGCTAAGCAAGTGGGCGGTAACCACTATGCTGAAATGGCAATACAGCCTGTTGAGTTTATTGTAGCTAATGAACTAGGTTTTTTAGAGGGCAACATCGTTAAGTATGTCTGCCGACACCACGCAAAGAACGGCGCAGAGGATATACATAAAGCGATACACTACTGCGAGTTGTTGTTACAGACTAAGTATGGAGAATAGTGATGAGAGTATTATCTGCTACATGGAGTGGTCATCAAGATAAAACCAAGATTAAGTTCAGTGAAGAATTTGTAGAATCAGACTGGATAGTTAAGATGGACGTGTTAGGGGATTTAATTGCTGACCTATCTGACCACTACAATACATTACTTGAATTAGATTGGGACGCACGTAAAGCATACAACTTTAAGAAAGAAAATCAAGATGTGGGTGCTACTTGACTTTGATGGTGAGCCGTTGCGCTACTATAACTACCCTGCTACTGGGACGGTCGAGATTGTAGAAAAGAAATTAACTTTAGATGAAATGTTTGAACATTTAGGAGAAGCACTATTATGAAAGTAAAACGTACGATGCCTAAGTGGGTATGGTGGAAGAAAGGCGAATGTGTTATTGAAGTGCTCAAGACAGGACACTTCCCGACTACCATAATAGGCAAGTTGCCCACAGGTAAAGAAACAGAAATAGACATTGACGAGCTAGACCTACATGGAGAAGGAGTAGAGCTATGAGCTGGAACTATCGAGTAGTTAAGTTTGAAGGTGCGTTTGATGAGCCATACTATGAGGTAAAAGAAGTATATTACAACCGCGATGGTTCGCTCATGGGGTTCTGTGATGCAACCGTAGCAAGCGATACCTTTGAGGGTATCATCGAAGTGCTAGACCAAATGAAAGCTGACGCTCACCGTATCATAATAGATGAGGAAGAATTCTTCAGAGAGGACATAGAATGAAAATCACATTAGACTTATCAGATTCAACACAGTTAGCCGAGATACTGGATGCCATAGTAGGCGCACACTTGAAGTCAAGTAGGAGACAGATAGTTGACTGGCACTCAACCCACCCCGACGACGTGGAGTACGACACCAAAGTAATAGGGGCATTGGATACAGTAATTGAATACTTTACAGGAGAAGATGATGGCACAACATAAATGGCACAAAGAAATTAAAGCATGGGCGGATGGTGCGGAGATTGAGTATTTTGATGAACTAAAAATAAGATGGCTAGATGTTTTAGGTATGCCGAGATGGGATAGTAGTAGTGAATACCGCATTAAACCACAGCCTAAAGAGCCACAGTATATAAATGTATATGGTTGGCTAGAAAACGGAAACATAACATTTAAACAATATGGGCCATACTTAGGCAAAATTAAATTGGAGGTTGACGATGCCGTGTAACCAAAACTGTAATCAAGGTCGTGAGTGCGACTGTGGCGGTAGTAAATCAGATAGAGCAGTG